GGATTCGTATTGGCGAGAATCGTTCCGTGTTCGCACAAAAGCTGTATACAATCCAGCGCTAAATCCAGCCCATTCTCGTCATACGCTCCACACACGACGCTGATAGCATCGCCAGCCACGGCCTCCGTAATCCCCGCGCCAATCGTTGCAAACGGCGTGTCAGGGTCTATGCCGTTGTTGGTATCCGCGCCAGTCGTCCCATTGACGTACCAGATGCGCCCGCCAAACATTGCTTCATGCACGTTCTCGCTGGACTTGTATGTGAGTCCGCTTAGTTGCGTCATCCACCACCCCTTGATCGTGTGTCTGTTAGCTTCCTGGCTCGCCCTGGGCTCATATCTCGTTTGCCGTTCATCGGCGATATAGCCATCAATCCAAGCTGTTCTCTGACGTGCTTATGCCCGTCCATGTTTCCCCAAACTCTCGTACTGCCGTCCGATGCCCCTGCCAATAGTACCGCGCCGACCGTTATCAATAGACCCGTGAGATCAGCCCCCCCGTCGCTCTGGCCGCTCATTGGCCTATCAGCTCCAATGCTACCCATTACGCTGGCCGATCCGCCAGCCTCGCCCGCGATCCTTCGTTCCGTAGCTATCGTTCCGCTTACGCTCGCAACCCCTGCAAGCTGCCCCGCGAATTGCCTGATTATCGCGCTTGCGCCTATCGCGCTGCTCGTGCCGCCAGATGCCCCCGCGAGGTCTAGCGTCTTTTCCAAATTACCGCTGGCGGTAGATTCTCCTGCACTTATTCCTACCAGCGCCTTGTCTATCTCAAGGCCGCCCGTTATGCTCGATGCTCCAGCCGCCGCCCCGATGAATCCGAGAATGATAAGAGCAGAGCCCTCTACATAGCTGGCCCCGTCTGAGTATCCGGCGAGGTCTACAACTCCCCCTGTAACGAGCTCCCCGCTTACAGTGGCCAGCCCCGCTATCGCACCCTTGAGCGTGTGCGCTACTTGCAACTCACTGGTAATTCCGGTTAGTCCATCGCTACTGCCTGCGAGCCCTCTTTCAACTAACAGCGCCCCCGCGCTCGTGGCTCCCCCGCTACTTGCACCCTCTAGGCTATCGCTGGTATCAAGAGCCCCTGCCACCGTTGCCAGGCCGTCACTCGCCCCCGCGAGGCCCCTTGTGAGAGTCAGCGCCCCGCTTGTTGCGGAGATCCCGTCGCTTAGTGTGGCTATGTTGCGCTCTATTCCAAGCGCCCCTGCTACCGATCCGATCCCGTCGCTGGCCCCCTGTAAAGGACAAGAAACGTATAAGTAAGCAATCGTCATGGCTAGACCGTCACTGCTACCTGCGAGCTGACGATCTATGATAACGGCCGCTGTGACTGATCCTGTGCCGTCGCTCGATCCTGTTAATATGCGCTCAACTGCTAATGCGCCAGATGCCGTTGCGAGGCCATCTGTCTCTCCCTGGAGCGGACACCCAACGTATAGGTCGGCCCCTGCGCCCGCTTGCCCCGCGCTTGCCCCTGCAAGCTGCTTCTCAACTGCCAGAGCTCCCGCAATGGTGGCAAGCCCCGTGATAATCCCAGCCATGTTATCGCTGGTTGTGATGATTCCTGCTGTAATCGATTGCCCGGCGCTAGCCCCAGCCAGCCCTCTGTCTCTGCTAATCGCTGCTGAGGCCGTCGCTATGCCGTCAGCTTGTCCTGCTAATGTATGCTCGACTGCTAATGTGCCTGCGCTTGTGCTTAGGCCGTTGCTCTCGCCCTGCAAAGGACAGCCCACGTACAAGTCGCCAGCCGCTACCGTCAAGCCGTCGCTGAGTCCCGCAAGCGTTCTTTCGACGGCTATCGTGGCCCCTGCTGAACCTTCTCCGCTAGCCCCTGCCTGTAATGGTATCAGCATGCTGATTGCCCCAGCAACAGTCGTGCCGCCAGCGCTTACTCCCGCCAGTGGGCATCCTACGTCCAGTGCCCCGGCTATAGTTGCCTCTCCTGTGCTAGCCCCTGCAAGCGCCCTCGTGATGGCTATCGTGGCCCCTGCCGCGCTGATGCCATCTGATGTTGCCTGAATCGCCCTCGTGATCCCGAGGGCCCCGCCAGCGGTTGCTACTCCCGCGCTCTCTCCGGCCAGTGGACATGCTACATCTAACGCGGCCCCCGCTGTGCTGATCCCGTCGCTCGTTCCTGCAAGAACCTTGTCGATTGCCGCGCTACCTGTGACTGCGCTTGCCCCGTCGCTTTGTCCGGCCAGCGGAACCGATACGAACAGATCACCGCTTGCAGTTGCCAGGCCGTCGCTGGTCGCCTGTAATCCCCGCCACCAAGTACGTGGTCAAGGATTTTATCCTCAAGATCGTTACTCTTGCTACCTGCCATATTCTAATCCTCCGCTGTCATCTGCCAGTCGAGCCCCAAAATACCAGGCGTACCAGGCTGGCCAGTCTCAACATATCCGATTCGCCAGTTCTCAATGTTCCCTCTGATCTCAATCGGCCCCCATACCGTCCCCTCAGCCGCAACCCCCACAGCACCGTAACTCACGTCCTGGCGCTGGATGAGCGACGCCGTGTCTGCGGCAGCCGCAACGGCCCCAACGCCAAACGCGCTCTGCTGGTATGTGCCCAGGTGGAGCGAGTCTTGTACTTCGAGCTGCATTTCTACTATGCCGCCAGCCACCGCGCCTTCTTGGTAGTGGATGAAGATCGTCAAAAAGTCGAAGCCGCGAGCAGGAACCCAAGGGGTAAATTGTACGGCGTTCGTAATCAGAACGGCTGCGAGAGCACGTCCGCCAGAGGGGAGATAGCCAGTCAAATTCCCGTCTTTCACTGAACAGTTCCTCCGTTTACAAAGCAAAAAAAGACGACTGATCTCTGCTTTTATGCAGAACATCAGCCGTCTTAATAGCTGGTTGTGTTTATTCAGTTATCGTCTTGTCGGATCGTTACAGTGCGTTTAGCCGCGCAAACTCGCCGTGGTGTTCTGGTGCGGCATGATTATAAGCTAGTGCCGCCTCAATCTCGCTCTCAAATCGGCCAAGGTTGGTTCGCTTGCCATGCATATCAATATATGCCATCCACTTGCCCCGTTCCTTGTCCCAACAAACGCCCTTATGCTTAGATGAACAGCCCGCTCGTTTCCGACTATTCGCCTTGTTCTGTGAACTTGTACAAAAGCGCAGATTTGCTCGCCAGTTGTGTAAGCCAAACCCGTCTTGATGGTCTATCTCTTGTCCTGGCTGCGCGCCCATTATCTGACGGTGCATTCTAACTATGCTTTTCTTACCGTTAGTGCGATCATTCCGTTTGGCGTACCACTTTCCGTCACTATAAGCGGCATACCACTTCCACAGGCGCAACCACTCGTAATCAGCATCGTCTACCAGGGCGACCTTGCCCTGAGTCAGCGGGATCTCTTTCATGGCGTGATCTCCTCTCATCACTCCTCTAACGAGACTCTGCCAGGCGGTAAGGATGTCCGCTTTTCGGGAGCGACCCTAGGCAGAGCATAGAGCTGCATCGCACGTTGGCGTATTATACACCAGCCGAGTCGAAAAGTCAAATAGTCGCTACATCTCTCGCGATGTAAACCATAGCAACGATATATGCGCCGCGTTCAAGTCTTCATAGAGCATCCGCAACTCTGTGGCCTGCTCGTCAGTGCTTCGCACGCTCTGCATACGATCTAGTACCGTTAGGCAAGCCTCGGAGATATGGGATTGCGTTTTCAAGAGCAGGGTTCTGAAGTTCGCCCTATCCATTGCCTGCCTTATCGCTGGGCCAACTAGCTCTGGCGGACAACCCACCGCCCGATCCGACATGTTGACGATCACCTCGCCCTTATCGTTGGTCTGATAGCCCGTAATCACTTTCTCTGTCATTGTTCTCCCTTTAGTCGCTCCATCTCTCGTGATGTGGCAGATCCACTTGCACCTCGCGCAGCTCCCTGCAAATATCGGCGAGCCTCTTATAGCGTCCGTCCTCACCCCATCCCTGCATGTCTGTCCATCTCCGTGCGGTTGCGCAGAAGTTGTCTATATCCTCCGATAGGCCTATTTCTACCTCCTCTATCAAAGACAACCCGCCGCGTCGTTCCGCATAGCCCGTAATCACTTCCTCTGTCATTGTTCCCCCTCGTCCATTATCGCCGCCTTGATGGCCTCGGCATCGTTGTGCGGCTCCCATCTCGTCACCTTCGGCTCCTTGTAAAACAGCAATTCACCATCCTTGCACAGCAGCCGCACGTCTAGCACGCACACGCCGCGCTGGTCGGCATGGGCCTTGAGGCGCAGTAGTAGCTTCTCCCAGAGGTTAGTCATGTCGCGCTATCCGGTATTGCATCTTAGCATCCAGATAGCCGTGTCTACCTCCACGGCGTTTCCAGCTGTTGCACTGCTCGTATCTATCCATGTGCACCATGGGTTTGTAGGCCAGCCTGGATGCCACGGATACCATGGATTTCGGCTATATGGCGGATACTGCTTCTGCTCGTCGATCTGCTCTTTCAGCTCCCTAACCTTCTTTTCGAGCTTTGCAATCCCTAGCTCATGCTCTAGCTCTTTGATCTCTTGCTCTAATCCCTCAGTACGCTTATCATAGTAAGCCATGAATCCTCCTGTTTCTAGGGCGGCCCTTGAGGCGCAGTAATAGCTTAGGCCAGAGATTAGGCATGGCTATCTATTCTGCCTTTAGCTCTATCTCTGGTCGCACACCGGTCCTGATGTATCTATAGATTTCGTCTACGCGAATTAGAAGATTGCCGCGAGCATCATTGGGCCCCATTAGTTGTGCCACGATCCTCACAATCTCCAGCCGAATCATCTTGTCATTAGCTTCCTTCATTGTCTCTTCCTCCCGCTTGTGTCAGATACCGTATACTGCGTAACCCCCGTCATAGACCAATGTTTCCCCAGGCCCTACCACCCTTTTTCTACCCCCATCCTCAGTCCATACCCACGTATTCGAAGCCCCCTCCATTTCTGCAAATGTCCATGAGTTTGGATATGTCGTTGTGACGTTATCGCCTTCCGGTTCCGCTTGTAATTTCTCGACCTCTCCCGTAAGCTCGCGCACCTGCTCGCGCAGCACCGCATGGGATGACTCTAGCTCTGCGAGGTACTGGGCGTCGGTTGCGTTTGTAAGTGCGCCTAAAAGCGCTTTCCAGTATTCGTCTACTACTTTGTCCACATCCTCTTTGCTCCAGCTATAACCCCCTGGTGGAAACCACACTTCGCCTCCCCCAGCGAACACATCCCAAAATGCGGCCTTGATCTGTTCTGGCGTGAACGCCATGCCTCTCGCTACCGCAGCCTCCTCCGCGTCTCGTATCCTCTCAAGCAGCGCAATAAGCCCCGGTATCTCGGCTGTGTTCACCGCTAGTTGGTTGCCCTCGTCTGTCACGTCCTCTATAAAGTAGAAGATGCCCCCCGGAAGCTGCCAGGCCTTGAATGTGCCCCCTATATCAAAGTCGCTCATGTTCCCCCCCATACCTCTTTCTCCGCTAGTGCCCGCCACTCAAGTAGCAACTCGTGGCCCCCATCGGTAGATACACACCACTCACCCTCTGTATCACGGGAAACAGGGCAATACGCTCCCGGAGCCCTTATCGGCTGCGCCCAGAGCCACGCCCCGTCGGGATGTGTCTCGCGGTACTTCTGCCACTGCACAACCATCGCGTCTTTTATCTCAAGGCTTTTTACGTCAGTCTCTGCTATCCTTTCCCCTTCCATGTTCCCCCCTATCCCGTCATCCTCGGCGGTTTCCCTGGCGTGCATTTGTCGTCTGTCACCTCAAGACGGCAATGGCAGTTGAACCCGTGGCAGGCAAGCTCTGGCGATTGCGGCTTGATACCATAACGTGCCCACGTGCTCGCCCGATACACGCGCTGGTCGTATCCTAAGCAATCCTTGCACTTATCCTTTGTGTCGCCCTCGTGCCATTTCAGCTTTCTGTCCTTGCAGGCCATGAGCTGTGCCTGGCTCTTCGTCGAGGCATAGGCATTCACCCACATGTCCGAGCGCCTGAGCAACGGCGTGACCTTGCCCCCATTCTCTTTGCTATTAGTATCAATGGCATCACCCAGGCTGTCCAGATGATCGTACTGCGCAAAGATGGCCGCCGCCAGCGCGTTGTTCTCCTCATACGACAATTCGCTCGGCTTGATCCCGCACTCCTTGGCCCCCTCATACCAGGCCCGCGTCAGGCCATTGCGAATCGTCAAGAGCATCTGCTGATACCACTGATCATAGCCCCATTCGCCCGTCCATAACGCCCGCACATTGGCGCGTATCGCTATCCTATAGCTTGCTTGTCCTCTAGCCATCACTCATCCCCCCGCCATCTCCAACCCCTGCGCGATTGCTCTTGTAACGCCGGTGGACTGTCTATCACATCACAGTTTCCGCTTGCCCATTGCGCTAGTTTGTTGGCCTCATGGTGCTGCAATACGCGCCGGATCGTGTCCACGTCTAGCCCCTCCTCGATGAACGCCTCCACGTCAGCGGCGGCCTGGACATACCCAGAAGAATAGCCAACCCTGTACCGGCGCTCCTTCTCGCCCTCCTGCTCGTCTACAAGTCGTTCTAGTACGGATTGCCCCTGCTCCATGTTATACCTCTATTCCCGGAGGAAACGTGTTGTCCTCGTCACTTATCCATGCCCTCAGCTTGTTCCACCAATAGGAGCGCAGGACGTAGAATGCTGTTGACCAGTGCGTCCCATCACGGCACAGGCGGCGCGTTGCGTGGATCGCCTCTACCCAGCCAAGCTGATAGCCCTCACGGAACGCTCTCTCTCTGCGCTTCATTGTTCTACCTTCTGAAGGTAGAGTAGCGTTATCATCCCCGGCACTTGGTCTGTATTCTGGCCCGTTTTCGGGATGGGATACGTTCCATAGGGATAACGCGGAAATACACCCCTCCACTCTCTTGTCGTGAATTTCTGCCTAGCGTCCTCCGTTCCATTTGTACCATCGGCGAGCGCCCAGCCATCTGGTATATTCGCCGGATCACCAACCCACGGCATGACACAGGGCGCTGCATTCCATTTGCCCTTTTCAAGACGGTCGACCTGTAACTTCATCATTTTATCCTTTGGATAGGGTGCGTCCCTGGTGGATAGCATGGGAATACAAAGCCCTCTCTTGTCGTGAACGTCGGCGCGCCTTTCTGCCAGGCGTCCACCGTCCCGCGCGTGCCATCAGCAAGCGCCCAGCCCTCTGGGATATCGGCCAAATCGCAAACCCAATAGACAAGATAGCCAATAGGTAATTCGCATTCCTTACACATCATCGCTTGCCTTCTAGCCGCCTCACTGCATCGGCAGGTCCCACCCAAATCCCCTCGCCTCGCGCTATTCTTTCGTCTTGTCCGGGTAGTGCGGCCCAGCCACTAGGAATCGGCTTGCTACTATCAAACCACGTGGCGATCTCACGGAGCTTTCCAATACCTTGGTCAGGACGCATCATCGCTTGCCGCGCGCATTCTAGCATCTCTATGCTTAAGTCGCTCATTGTACCATCTTCTGAATAGGACACACGCATGGCACCGATATAAACCGCCTCCCCGATGGCGCGAGTTTCGTCTGATATGCCTCCCGAGCATCCGTAGTTCCATTCGTGCCATCTGCAAATCCAGCCCCTTGGTATATCCTCTTCTATATTGCTCACCCAATAATCCGCCCAATCGAGAATTGTGCCAATGGGGAGAGGAGAGCACGCTTGCAATTCTCCTACGGTATAATCACTCATTATCATGCCTCAATTCTTGTGCCATCTTCTGAATAGTGTAGAAGCCGTAGTCGTCGCACGGCCGACGCGACCATGCGAATCCCCCTTTTAGCGTGAATGTCAGCCGTCTTGGCTCTCTAGCATCCACCGTCCTGTTCGTACCATCTGCGAGCGCCCAGCCTTCTGGGATGTCCTCTATATTGCTCATCCACCAACCAACAAGGTCGCCAATATCTAGCGCATCCAATAGTGGGCCGTCTGTATTGCTCATTTCTTCTTCCCCCGCTGTTCCCATCCGAGCCTTGTCAGACGATCGGTTTGGGTCTGTAGCTTCGTCATGGCACTGTCAGTTCCACGGTCTTCCACGTTATGCCCCTATCCATAGATACCCACCTAACGTCGCCTTGATCAGAAATCATGCCGATTATAGGCTCATCTTGCATTAGCGATTCTTGATATGGTGGCCTCCAATGGCCCACCGGAACTATATCGCCCATTCGTATAGGCTCATACGGCTGACCTGTTTCCTTCTGCCAGAAATCCTCTACGGCTTTGCCGAGCACTTTATCCGGATAGAAGCGGCCTCCACAAGGCTGCTTCACGACCTGGGCGCCCTCTCCTCCGCTTGGCATTCTTCGGTACTTGACTGCCGCCCACACCCCCGCGATCCCAAACGGCAGCTTGCTCACGAACGATCTGCGCGTTAGTTTCATGCTATCCTCCGATATAATGCCGGATCGCTGTCTTCGAGTACCACCCATCGGTAGCACCATCCTTCTCGTGCCGCTCTCTCAACATCAAATACAAACGTGAGAAGGGTTGCGCGATCAACGGTAGCCCCGATCGGATACGTCTCGTCATAGGTCAAAAGGCGATCTGCGGGCTTGTCATCCACGGGATCCCGCCAGTCGCCGCCCGTGATGACCTTCATGTCCTCTACTGAATAGTCCTCGTGCCACTCGCTCACATACTGGTCGCCTTCTCTGTGCCATTCCTCTTTTAGCGAGTTCTTGTATACTTGCTTGGCATACTCAATGGCATCCTGATTGGTCATGTATATCGGCAACGCCTCAATCTTCATGTGTGAGAAACCATCGGTATCTCTCCACAAAGAAGAGAGAAGCAAGCAATTCCCAACCGAAGCAGCAGAGATCACCTTGCGGCCATGATCCATCTGCCACCATACAAGCTCAATCGCTGCTGGGCCTTCGATTTCACCCTCGCAATATAGCACGCTTATTTTCGCGGTGAATGTGAGGCCCGTCGTGTCACCTATCATCGTTCTCCCAATCTGGCATTCCTACCCACTCACACCTGATTAGGTGCAATTCCCTGTGCTCGTTTGACTTCTCAATGGCTTGGGCTAGGCTGCTATTTCGCCCGTATCGATGCGCCCAGAACCCCGCCGCCTCATCATACCCGGCTAGATAGTCTTTGCGCCGATGCCCTTCTTCCGCCCGTCGTTCCCTCCGCGCTAGCCATAAGCCCAGGAGACGCAGCTCTTCCTGCTTGTCCCTACGTCGTTTCCACCATGCCGCCAACCACTTAATCATCGTTCTCCCTCGCCTTCTTCGCAAGCTCGTACATCGCCCCAAAGTCCTCGAATGAGATGACCCACCACCTGTCACATATCTGCAGCCCAATGCCATCGTTGGTATTTCCATGTAGTACCGGCCCAGCATCAAATATCGCCTTATTATTGTAGCCTGGCGGTTCTGCCTCTACCACCCGGGCCCCGTCTTGCCGTTGCCTCATGTATTTGTTCTCCCCTCTGTGCTCAATTATAGCCCATACAATACTCAAGATAAGCGTTCCGCCCGTTGCCACCAATGACATCACGAGCATCTTGGTATTGCCACCACACCAATGGCCAGTCCAGATGTCTGCCAGAAAGAAACTGAAGAAGTATGCGGTCCAGGAACTCAATATCCACTCTTTCAATCGCACGCGTTCCCCCTTCTTGCCCCGCTTAGTCCCATGTTCGCGGGGCCGTGATCCCAGTAGAAGCGGCTTTCCTTTCATCTCTGGCCTGCTATACCCGCAATCCCTACGATAGCAACCCTCCACCCTCTAGCCAGAGCACTGCCCCTGGGCCTGGGATGCTCCGCTATGCCTCTTCCTCTCTAGCATAGTCCGCCATCGGAAGAGGCGGTATCGGAGCCCACTCTGCTTCTGTGCCCCCGTAAAGGTGCAGAATATGGCTGCCGATAGAGACCTCATAGTAGCAGTACGACGTTGCTGCCCCGAATTCCTCGATGCTGTCGCAGTTGACTCCAGTCTGATAGTCCCCACCGCTTGCCGATCTTACCTTGATAAGCACCCGTTTCATCGTTCCCCCCTATGCCATGTCCTCTACCGTCTCGAGTACCACCACCGCCGCGTCCTTGTCGCCCGCTTGCATCTCTGTCGCTACGTCGAATAGCATCCCCAGCACTGCCTCTTGTGTCGGCTCTTCCGTTGGCTCTTCTTCCGGTTCCTCGCCTTCGGGGTACATCTGCGCGAGTATGTCCTCAGCATCGCTCACGTTCAATGCCTGGAACGCCAGCCGCGTCAGCAGCTCCTTCGGTATATCCGCAACTTCCGCCATTGCTTTGAGCGCCTGCCCGAACGCAAGCAGGTCCGTCTCGATCAGCGCGTCCATTGTCACGTCGGCCTCGTGTGTCTCGAATTTCATCTCATTGGCATCCTCGTACATGGTCAATACCACGTCCACAACGTCCGACCACACGCTCTCCCAAAACATCTGATACCGCGCAAAGTGTCGGAGCACTGGCCCTTCCATCGCGGTCGCAGTTGCTAACCTGAACGACTCGCCAGCCCCGAGATATATCGGCGTGACGCCAGCCCCGAGAGAGATCGGTCGCAGGATCAGCGCCCCGTCCTTCTCGGCGTCAATAGCGCCCGTCGTCAGCGGTAGCCGCTCCATAGTAGACTTCATGTTCTCAAGGTACGTGGAGGCCGCAGTCGGCACGGGGTTACGCTCCGTGTCTTGTGTTACTAGGCTTGATCGCATTTGTGCTGCTAGTTGTTTTATGCCGCGTGATCCTGTGTCTGTCTTGACCTTCTCTGTGAACGTCGCCCTGCTCTTCACAACCGCTATTCTATCCTCTGCGAATTGCTTGTTTGCTATGATCCACGGCGCGGGCCGCATCAGCAATGGCAAGCCTCGTTGCTCTAGGCCGGTCAGCTTGACGTGCATCATCAGGACACCCGTCATTTCCCTGGCGTCCTGAGCCAAGTCCGCGCCGTCTGGCAAGTTGGCCTTGGCAAGCTGCTCCTCTGTTGCCACCCAATCGGGGTAGTACAGCGTCACTTCCTCTTTTGCACCCTTAGGCATCCATACGCGCTTGTAGTATAGGTTTACCGCATCGTCCTCGGGATCCGTGATGATCTCCGCGATCTGCTCTGTCACTACAACACGAATAGTAGGCAGCCCCGCGTCATCTCCGGCCTTTGCCACAAAGAAGATAAAATAGAACTCACCATCTACACAAACCCTGTCACTTTGTTCGTGTCTATTCCTCGCGCCAAGTATCGGCTTATTCCTCTTGGCGGTCCAGAATTCTCTGAATATATCCCTGGCCTCCTCCTCCTCTGGCACGATGCTGATGTTGCGCCCAAAGCCATAGTCGGTCTGCAACCTCACCACCGTCTCAGCATAGACCGACTTGCCATATAGCCAGCGGCTCTGCGCCACGTAGTACAGCCGCTCATCCTCACTCACCGCGCCCATCGTCCCGGCGTCCAGAAGTAGATCCCCCGAATGCTGGCGCATGATGTCTAGCGTCCTCGCGTCCTCACGGATCAGCCAGGGGGCCTTGTTCATCGCCTCCTCGAATATCCCAATGGCGCTGTCCAGCCTCGCCGTCCGTGGCGCAACTAGCCAGCCCGCCGCTCTGTCTCTAATGTTCATCGTCTCTCTCTCTGTCTCCCGTGTCTATCTGCCTGGCAATGGTAGCCAGCCCTCTTGGATATATTGATCCAAGTCCTTGTAAATGGAATACATATCCTGAATACCATCATAAGTGGTCACAAAATAAAGCCGCTTGTCATCTTCGGCCATTATCCTTGCTGGGGCAGCTCCCCATGCAGAAAACTCCTCGTCAAGCACAGGGGCCTTCTTGTCAATAGCTGTAACAGTATTTTCTCCTCGCGCTACCACACAAAGGCAAATGCCCAAGATGCGGCCATTCTCCCAGTCAAAGCCCTCGCAATCCAGCCAGCCTCTAATCGTCGCCATCGTCGTCTCCCCCATTGTCTAGCATATCGAAATACTGCCTTGCGGCATCGGCTATCCGGTTGCCATAGTGAAACCACCAATGCTCTAGCTTGACGCCGTCTTTGGCAAGAACCTCAATGGTCTCAATGGTGTCTTGCGTAAGCTTATCCATCGTCGTCTCCCCCGTTATCTGCCTTCTCTTGTAGGTACTCTCCCATGTATTCCATTGAGGCTAGCCCCATCTTTATTCCGAGGTCTAGCCATAGTCTACACAAATCCTTGGGCTCACTGGTAATCCATTGATCTGTCGCCAGAATTCGGTGCTCGCCTGTTACGGGGATCTCGAGAGATGCCTTGCCCATAACGCCAAGCCACTCATGCGGCTTGTCTGTTATGACATAACAGGTGTTGCTCGTGATGCCAAAGTGGACTATCTCATAATCGCGAATCTCTCTTCCAAGAATGTCATCACTAACCATCCCGCTATATGACTCAAGACCAGGACGGTCAACCGCCACGAACTTGCAATCGGGCCCTAAGCCAACAATGCCCATATCGTCTAGGTGCTCTCTAAGCGTCGCCATCGTCAGCTCCCGTCCAGCCGCGTCGGTTCATCTTATCACCTTGCGAGCGATTGCCTTGAACAGCAGAAACAGGCCCACGATGGCTCCAGCGAGACCACAAATCATGGCTGGGACAAGCCACCACGGGCGACCGGACAGCACAGATACTAATGCCGACGCTCCCAGCGCCACCATGAACCCAGTATTCCTAACGGCCCATTGCTCGCGCCGCCATTCTAGCTGCTTCTTTTCCATGTTGCGTATCACCCCGTCAATCGTCTCGTCTATGAGACTCATGCCCCCTCCTTCTGCAAGTCCCGCCACTTGGCCTCCGCGTATGCGATCACGTCGGCAAGCTCCATGTCTGGGTTCAGAAGCTCCTGGCCCCGGGGAGACTTATCGACCCTTTTGGAGCCGCCAGTTTGCTTCCAAAACAAGATGAGCGCCCGCCTCTCTGATGGATACCATTCCATACGCCAGAACCCAACATCCAAATACCACCCGTCCTCAAAGCCGTCTTCCCCTTTGGCATATATACATGTCCATGTGGCCTCCGACCGTCTCCCGATTTGACTGTTCATGTTCTCCCCCTACTCCCTGTAATCGTCGTATATCTCGATCTCAAACCCACCATCCTGACTTAGCACCAGCCCGTTCTTAGCTTCTGGCACAAGCTCCAACAATGCTTCAAGATCATCTACCTCAACAAACCAAGCCACCTCGACGAGATCCCGTACCGGCTCTCCATGCTCTTCGCGATGATTGTTCCCGCGTGAACGCCATGCCTCAAGGGCCTCGCCTTCCCAGGCCACTGTTTTGACGTAAGGCCCCTTGACCGCCCCATCGCATGGTGGCGTCTTGCGGCTTGTGCGACGAACCATGAATTCCATGTTCTCCCCCTACTACAAGAATAACGTCACGATCCATGCCACCACCACCACCACAAGCGGATATACGATGGCATGTAACATGGCCCGCGTCGCACGCCTTATCGTTGTATCCTCCTCCTTTGGCATTTCGCCAGTCAAAAACGCAACCAGTATCCCTATCCCCATAGCCTGAGGAACTGTCAATAATGGGACTGCTAGTGGTGGTGCGACAAACCATCCCCATAGAATCTTTAGGGCCCAGCCCCCACAAATGACCTGAAGTGTCGCGGCTATCCCCCAATACGCCAGTGCAATTCTGCTATCCCGCCTCTTCTCCTCATAGATTCCTCGCCAGCTTGCCATGTTCTCCCCCTACTTTTCCCACGGCCTTGTTGCCTGTAGCTCTTCCCACTTGGCCTCCCCGATCTCTGTCAGGTCGCCCATATCACCCTCGATGATATAGCGATCTCCTGCAATCATCTTGGCCCAATAGGTATCTGGGTAAGGCCGCTTACTCTCGTCATGGTCTGGATTCCCAACTGAGTAGGACCAACTTAGGATTGCCACGTGATTGAAACGTGTCCCAGAGGGTACATACCAGACGGATATTTCGAGACATAGTCCCAGACAACCCTCGTCTGTCTCGTATGCGATTCTATGCTCTGCCTCTGTCATATTTGATATTGTGCGGATATTGGCCAACATCACTACGGGATCTATCATCGCAGTATCCATAAGTATTTTCATGTTCCCCCCTGTTCTATGTAGTCATCATATATCGTGATCACCGGCTCACTATCAGCCCCCCCCATACATTCAAGATGATCGGCCAGATGTCCTCTCCTACAATCCCCACCAAGTCCTCGGCCGTGGCAATCTCAATGTACCACTTGCCCTCTTCATAGACCTTGCCTTCATACAACGGCGTGCTATCACTGGCACATCTAAGCTCAAACCTCATGTTCTCCCCCTACCATATTGGCTTCGCGTCGTATACGAGCCGCGTCTCCTCGTGCCCCTCTGTCATCCAGGCTATGATGTAGCGCAAGCTGTCCAGGGCATGAAACGCCTCTTTGTCCTCAATGTTGTCCGTGAACTCGCCCCGCACCATCTTGCGCCTATATGCCCCAAGCTCCCCGATCAAGTTCGTGCAGTTCTTGTGGATGATGAGCGTGCCGTCACTCAAAAGCTGCTGTACCCTGTCAATGCCGACCCAAACGTCCGAGAATGGCGGCGCGTCTAGCGGTATCCCTGCGGCTTGCCAGTCAAGCCGCGCCTGCCTCTCGCTCGGCCCCCCGCCTACCCACTTGAATACGGTGGCCGTGCCCGTCTGCTCTAATATGTTGCTCACGTGCCCTGGCGTCGTTAGGCCGTATGGCTCATAATACTCATCGTACACATGCAGTCTGGTCGGCCCCTGCCTAAGCTCCATTGCTACCCAGAGCGCCGCTATCCTCTGCCCCATCGGATCAATGCCAACGAACCTCGGCCAGCCCTGCGGTATCTCGATCGGTTCGGCAATGGCGTCCTCCTCGAAGCTGTAGATCGCCCCCTCTGGCGCTGCCCATTGCCCATATAGCCATCGCAACTTCCGCGCCCCGCTCAGGCGTTGCAGCCGCTCGACGTAATCCTTGCCGTACTGCGTCCATTCCTCTTCATCCCACATCTTCGGGTTGTCTTGGTGGTACGTCTGCCAGAGTTCTACTAGCCCGCCCTCTTCCCGTTGCTTGATCCAGTGGAACGGCGTCTCTGGATTGCAGTCGCCCATAAGTTGCTGATACGGCATCACGCCGTTTCGCAGGCCACCGCCCAGCGTCTCCCACTCGAACATCGCTAGCTCTTCGGCCTGCATGACAAAGATTAGGTCGTACTCGCTCGATAGCGTCCGGCTCGGCTTGTCCATACCCAGGATCACGATCTCCGAGCCGTTGTCTAGCGTGTAAACCGATCGACCGCCCCTGCTCGGCCCGCTTTGTAGTATCGGATGATCTGCCCCAAGCACCTCGTTCTCGAATGTCACCAGGCCCGTTGTCGTCAGGCTGGCCCGCGTCTTGCGCACTATGGCCGCCCGCGCCCCATCGTATCGGCACATGCAGCGCCATATCTTGTTCAGACATGCTCTGGACTTGCCAGTCCCGCGAGGCCCAGTAAGGATGACCTCCGGCTCCTCGGATGTTTGTAAAAGTGCAGACGCCCCTCGTGGGTGGTACTCAGGCTCAGTCTGACTCGTCGCTGTCCTCAGCAGCCCCCGGTCCCTCAGCTCTGCTTCTATCCACAGGTCCCGGCGCGCCTCTGCTATCTCTATAGGCTTTGAGTAGCTCCTCATCGCTCATCCCCATTATCTTTATCAGCTCTGTTGGTAGCCCGCGTGTCGTTCGCTCAAGGTCGATGCCCTGCGATAGGAACAGCCGTATCTCGCCGTCCTTGAGCCTCATGTCTGGATCGTCCTTTAGCGCCTCGGCAAGCTTCTGCAAGCTGCGACCTCCTGCTGACTGCAAGCCCACCGCTATCTGCAAGTGCCGTTTATTCATGGCATCTATCTCGGTTTGTTCGGCTTGCATCCTTCGCACTTGCTGGTAATGATCCCATGCCTCGGCGCGTTCTCGCCACTTCCATTGCTTGAATGCCCGCTCCCATGGGCTAGAAGCGCTTGTAGCTTTCCGCTTTATCTCGCCCTTTTCAGCTCGCCACGCCTTGTATGCCCCAAGCAACGACCGCTCAGGCCCAGCCTCGCGGTAAAATTCATCGAACCGCGAGTACCACAGCATCGGCTCGCCTGCCTTGCGATCCCAGGGGTTCATGCTTCTCCCGCCACAAACTCATGCCCACAACTGGGGCATGTGATCTTGTTTTGCGCTGGCCCACTACCATTGGCACTTTCATCCTCTGTCATCATCCCCTCCGCAAAGCCCTCCAGCAGCTCTTGCAGCTCAAAGTCCTGCCACATATCGCCGAGGTCTAGCCCCGCGTCGAGGTCGGCCACTAGCTGCTCCGCATTCCAGGTTAGCGACACCTCTGCTGCTCTGTTGTCAAAGTAGGCCAGCCGCCGCGCTCGTGGGTCTGTCTCCAGGTCGAGGTCAGTTCGCTGTACCACGACCAGCTTGTGGCCATCGCTCTGCACCACCTCGATTGGCAGGCCCAGCTCCTCGACGATCTCCAGCACCTTGTTCCCTGCGACGACGCGGCCCTGATTATCCACCACAATAGAACGCCCTGCGCCAGTCTCGCGCAGGGATTGCTCAAGCATGTAGCGACCTCGCTCACTGCCAAGGTTCGCGTTTTGCATGTCCTGTTGCAGATCCTCGATGCTTGTGATAGTCTTGCTCATGTCTCCTGATACTCCCGTATCCACTGCTTCTCTTGATCTTGTGACTGAAACGACTTTATTTGTCGGTTGATCTCGCCGCGCTTCTCTACCAAGTTGGCCTGCTCTGATATTGGGAATCGCGCTATGCTGCTAACGTCCCTTGCAAATCCCCTGTCCACTATATCCAGATCAATCAGCTCGCGGTCTATCGCGTTCCGCTGCTCCAATAAGGGCAATATCGCCTCTGCGTACTTGCTATTGATATAATCTGCTATGTCCATGTTATCTCCCTAGATTATCCATTTGCTTACCCGTCGCCGCCCCCACCTCATTTTGCTGTCTGCCGTTTTCTTGCAAATCCAAATAAGGGATCGCCCGGTATTTTGCATATGCTCTCTTGGCTTTGCCCAGTATAGAAGTCCTATGCCATCCTCATCATTGCAAAACTCAAAGTGCTTTAGGAAAGGATGAACCCACAGAGAGTATAGCACCAAAATGTTGAATGCCGTATTGACTATAAGCAGTGCTTTCATATTCTCCCCAATTCTACCCTGGCCTCTATCAGAATCTTTAAGTGCTTCTTGGCAGATTCCTTTATCATCACTACTGCGGCCTCGCAGGGATCTTTGGGCTTGTTGCGCTCTTTGTACTCTTTAGGAAAGAAACGGCTTAGATACTCATCGAACGTTTTATACACCTATCAGCTCCCAATTCTACCGCTGGCGGTAAATTCTATCGCGTGCGGGCCGCAGCCTCTACGATCCGGCTAGCAAAAGCTAGCTGATGCTCTTTAGCAAAGCGCCGTAGGGTACTTCCCTGCCTGACCCGCACGCTAGACATGCACCAGGCCCCCAACTGAGAGGCTGCCTGGTCACGGTGCTTCACGTTGCCCGCCTACTGCTCTGCATAGCGCGGCGGGATCGTCTCGGCCCTTAAAGCGGCAAGTATGCAGCAACGCGCATGTCCTGCAACCAGGTGAGTTTCCTCAGCGAGCCGCGATATATAGGGCAGCCCTCCCAGTCGCACATCCATTGTACACGATTAGACGGCCTATGTCAAGCATACCCTGAATTCTCGCATCTTCTTCCATCGGCCCACGCGCACCTCAACGATCCCATCTATCACGTCCCCAACCGTTACCTTGTACGCGCGATCATGTAGCTGCTTGCTGTTGATATACAAGCCGCCCTGCCTAATGAGTCTATAGCCCTCACTGCGAGATGCGATATAGCCCGCCCGAATGAACAGCGTCACGGCAAAAACTCCTTCAGTCAATTCTTCCTTGGTAATAGTGAACCGTTGCTTGCGGGTATCTATGTCTGCCATTGCACCTCCGCATCATTCATCTCCAAGATCATCTCGCCAATGAACTGCGCCACTTGCGGCACTACGGCATTTCCGAGGCATCTAAGTCTGTCCACCCGGTGGGGAACCCCATGAGCCACTCGACCCACGTTGGGTTCAACTGCCCAGTAACCGGAATGCCAGCCCTCTCGCAGAACTTGGTCTTGAAGTCTCCCGACATTGCCCCGTGTGCTGCTGGGTTGTTCGCACCTGCTTGCGGCGTCGGCCACATCCTCACCGCTGTCGCCAGCCCGTCCCCGCTGTTCTTTGAGGCCCCCTTGCGATTGTAGTTCCCGTGCTCCGTCGGCGTCGGCCACAAGCCGTATCTTGCCATTGCCCCTAATGTTGGGCGTTTCTTTGCCCCCGGACTCTTGCTCTGATTGAAATAGCTGCCGCTGTCCACTGTTGCTGGCGTGGGCAATAATGAAGATGCGCTCTCTCCTGTGCTGGGCATCGAAGGCGCAAGCCGGTATATCAAGCGGTGCAACGGCGTAACCCAAATCTTCCAGGTCAGATAGCACCTCGTCGAGCATGGTCGTTCTGATACCAGGAACATTCTCACCAAGTACCCAAGCGGGGTGGAGTTCGGCAACAATGCGGCGATATTCCGGCCAGAGGTTACGGTCATCCTCCTTGCCTCGTCGCTTCCCGGCAACACCGTGAGGTTGGCAAGGGAAGCCCCCGCAAATAAGGTCAACTGGTTCAAGGTCTCTGCATTCTCTGACATCTCTATATCTCCTCATGTCGGGCCAGTGCTTCTCTAGCACCTTGGTTGCATACGGATCAATTTCAATTTGCCAAAGGACTTGCATTCCCGCTTGTTCAAGTCCCCTATCCAGACCGCCTATCCCCGAAAAAAGCGACCCGAATGTGAGAGTCACAGCCCCACCTCTGCATCATCTATCTCTCGGATCAGCCCTTGCCACTTGTCGCCCATGTCGTCATACTCGTACCCGAACCGATCTCGCAGGTATGCTAGGTGCTCTAGTCGCTTGGCGTGAGTGTGACCACCGGCCCCGAGATATTGCAACCTGTGGCACTGAGTGCAGAGGCAAAGCATGTTACGGGGGTCCCACGCCCCCTCGTACCTTTTGCTGACGATATGATGCACTTCACCGGCGGCCTTGCCACACTCACAGCACAACCCCTCGTCACGCTCGATCACGGCTTCCCAGATGCGACGCTGCTTTGGGGTCATTATGCTGCGTCGTCTATCGCGCCCATTACCCGTCGGCCTACGTATACAATCGCAAGAATGAGAATGATCGGTATGATCCACATGCTAGTCCTCCACAACTTCATACTCTCGCCTAAATTCTACGTCCATTAGAACGACGGGGCCATGCGGGCCGTCTACTATCCAATCCCCGCTGTGGGCAAAGTCATCATAACCAAGGTCGGTGTGTATCGTGATGCTACATTCTCGGAGCCGTATCGCACAGATTGTCTCGCCGGTTGCCTTCTCTCGATATGTCATGCTTCTACGTGCTCTGGTAGCTCGCCGCCGCTGGCGATAATGGCCGCCTTCGTTATGGCGACAGGGCGTTTCTCATCATGTGCTCGCCATGATCTTGCGCCTGGAATGTCAAGCCACTCCGGAACCCCAAACCATATATTCCACATCATATCCCACATAGGCCCGCCATAATACATGTAGAATCTTAGGATAGGCATGTCATCTTTATTGAGTTTTGCCGCCAGCACCTTGTCCACAAGCGTCCATGCTTGCGGCTCGTTCTGGCATGGATGCCATCTTGCGACTGTAGATTCCCACTCCTCGTTGGCATCGGCCCACACCGGCATGCCGATTGGCACTTTATGCCATCCCATAACGACGGTTGCCGCCAGCTCGTTCAACTCCTGCAAGTATGCCTCATGATTAGTCATATCCGTATTTGTCACAAGCTATATCCATGATCTCTTGCAAAGTCTCTGCGACGATTGTTCCAGGGAAAGTCCCAAGCCGCCTTATGAAACACTTGAACAGATCATCCGCCGCATCAAACCAGACCTCGCCAAAGAACCCCATTGCAGGATACCCGGCCCAACAACCGCCACCGCGCAGTTTATTGACAACCCCCTCGTTTATGACGTGGTCAAAGTTTGACATTACATATTCGCCAACATTGCCCCAGTCCTTTGGCCTCGACTCGTCTGTCCAGGCAATCTCCTGTCTCTCAAATATCCTTGTCATCGCCATGAGCTCCTCTTTCATCATTCCTCTCCCTCCTTTTTACCGCCGGCGGTAGAATCTCGCTCTATCGCCTCTCGTACGATCTCCTCTTTTTCGTGATGTGGCTGCAACTGTACGTCAATGGTCTCTAGTGGTTCCATGCGAATCGCACTCAGTACCCGCCGCCATAGCGACGGCTGCTTGTACCGCAACCACCCAGGCCGCTCCTCTCCCTTGATCAAATAGTCTACGAGTTCCCATGCGGCGGCCTCTAAGTTGCTTGGCAAGCATCGCGGATCAACGTTCATCGCAGCATAGACCACCCAAATAGCAGGACAATTCTGGCCGCCGAACTTGAGGTCATAGCTCAATGCGCCTGTTTGCACTAGCATGAGAAATGCCTCACTACGTCTCATGGCTCTCCTTCTCTGCTTTCAGCGCGGCTATCGCGGCCTCGCAGACGGCGCGGGGCTGGCTGGCCATATCCTCATAGCTTGCTTCTCCCTTTATGTCCGTCGGCCGCCCCCACCGCGCAATAGTGACCCACCCGCGATAAGTGTGCCACTCATCTTCAACATGCCATTTGCCAAACCCATCAGCATCTTTTTGCTCCATCATCCAGCCCTTGACCTCGACGGCGAAGGCGTGGCGTTCTGGTATATGCAAGATGTCTCCCGCGTGCCATTTCTTATCGCCTTTGTACCACCAAAGAGATGTCTCTTCGCTTTCATATCCCATCAGCTCAAGCATGGTGGCCGCCACTTGTTCGTCTGTCCTCTTGTCAGTCATCGCTCTCCTTCCGATCCTGCAATATCGCCTCGACCACCTGCAAGCATTCGAGATCCCGCGCCCGCATTGCATAGCTCATCATCTCCTGTACCTTAGCAAGCAACCTTGTAAAGGTGCGCTCAAGCTCAGCGGCTACCTCTGCGGGATCCTGGTCACCGCGTACATTTGCGCGCATCTCGGCCCGCGTCCAGCACAGTTCCTCGGCCTCTTCCAATAACTCGATCTGCTCCTCTAGTGGTAGGCTTGCGACCTCTGCGTGGTGCGCGAACGACAATGTGTCTGGCCGCCGTATCTCTTGCGGCACATGATCACAGACGAACTTGGCATTGTACATGCTTTGAATTGCATAGCCTGTCAGCGCCACGGCCTGAACGTACTTTTCGCCGTACGTTCGTTCCCCGAACGCTAACCAATCCCCAATGACGAACGGCAAGCTGTTAAATACGACCTGCAAGCCCTTTCCGTACATTTCCCACATCTCGAACGGTATGTCCTCAACGGCCCCGTCCACTATCAAGCCACTCGGCGAGGCGAGAAACGGCCCGAACGTCAGCGCAGGTATCACGTCGGTCAGGTGTGGCTCTACAATGATGATCCCGTTATCCATCTTCCCCCCTTTGTGCTATGTCGCCCCAGGCAATATCGCCCTGGCCTGCCAATAGAAGGTTGCGTATGCCACCGCCAAGCAATTCGTGTATTTGCTTGGGATACATCTCGTCTACCTCGCCCAAGTGTTCCTTGATACGACGCCAAATGCAGGTTGTATCGTGCTTGTCTGTGCCGCCGAGGCGCCTATTGCTCACCAGGCTACAATACCGACATGAAAAGACATTGTGGTATGAATCCCAGAACCAGGGACTGCGCCTCGTTATTTCCCATAACAGCCCTATGGCTACCTTATCCATGTTCTCCCTCCTAGATCCTATGAAAAGTCGGCCGCCGCGTTACGATCCCATGTCATCGGTATATCTCCTTCATTCGCTCAACTAGCCTGGCCGACCATCGCGCCACGTCTTCCTCTGTATGAACAACGACAATCGGAAACTGGCCCTGTCCATTCTCGAACTCCTGGAATAGTCCGTAATCACGCAAAAACGTCTTCTCGGCAGCCGTTGTTTCGCCATCCCTAGATTTGACCTCGCATATCGCCATAATGCCATCCCTGGCTCGTGCTACGAGCAGATCAGACAAGCCAGGGACTACGTGGCCCGCCGCCGCGATATTCTTCACCTGATATCCTAAACGCTCGAAAGCCTTGATGATCTCGCCCTGATTTTTGTCTATCCTTGCTGCCTTCATCACTCCTCCTCTGCTGTCTTGACCAACAACGCCGCCTGTTCGCTGTTCGTGAACGGATGCCACTTGCTCACGGCCACCGTTGGTATGCCGTCATCATCGGCCCAGAACAGAGCCATGCGCGCGTGCTCGACGCGCCAGCCCATGATCTCGATTGCCGCAAGCTGCTCAAGCCTTGCAAGGTAATTCGTTTTACTGCCGGCGGTAAGATTCACCATGCCCCTCCCGATGCTATGAGCACAATTCCAATGATAAACGCCAGGATCCCAAGCGCGTAGGTCGCCCAAGAGATGTTTCTGTCAATCATTTAGCACCCACATGAATGAGCGTTGCGCGGAGTCTCATTAGATCATGAAGCTCCTGCACCGCCGACAGAAGCTCCCCATCATTCTGCGACCCTTCATAATAGAGATCGCTGAGGCAGCCCATTGTAAGCTCAATCATCTCGTCTATCTTGCTCAGTCGCACCTCGACAGCCGCTTTGTCAATCATCTTGCAACGTCCATACTAGCCAATCAGCTATAAGCCACAAGAATATGAGCACAAGCGCCATGCCGCTAATTGCCTGGACAGTCGTACTCGTAACCTCCCAGGCCGCTAACCATCCCACTCCTCCCATTACGATAGCAAGCACCACCATTACCAGCAATCGCAACCATACTCCTCTATGCTTTTGCATCCTTCTCCGCCTCCATTGCAAGCAGCGTGGCCTCACAGACGGCCTTTGGGTGTTCATTCATGTTGGCGAAAAACGCATGGCCAGACCACATTATGGCGGGACGCTCATCAAATCTGTCGGTAGTTCCCGCGCCTCCGACAAACGTAATCTCTTCGCTATTCTCATCCCATGTATAGCCCTTCTTCCGCATGAATTCCTTGACCTCGGCGGCGAAGTCGTGGCTATACTCATCTGATAGCGTTTGGTATATCCACCTGCATCTGCTACCGTCCACCTTGACCCACAGAGTCCCATCGGTCAGGTGGTCCCGATACCCCATCATCTCCAGCGTCGCCGCTGCAACCTGCTCATCCGTCCTCTTGTCAGTCATCGTCATGCCCCAGCGTTTCAAGCCAGCCATCAGGCATCTCGTTTCTAGCCTCTAGCTGCTTCTGTAGCGCCTCGTTCTCAGCGGTGAGGGTGCCGATGTTGGCTATCAACCCCCTGATGGCGTCAACATATCCCCTAGACCGCGTTATGCAGCCGTCAATTCGTCGCATAAGCCGGTGATTGTGCCCTCGCAGACCATCCCGCTCGATATATGTTGCCTTGATGTCATCCAGAGTTGGCCCGGGCTTGGCACTCTCCGAGTCCTCATCGTAATCTATTCTGAGAAATTCAACGTCAGGATCAGGCCCTGCGTCCTTCTTCCATATCTCAAAGCGCCAGTTCTTTTCACACATCTCCTCCTCTAGCTGGCACTCGTCGGCGGGCCAAATGACAATGATGCCGTCCCTGACAATGCGCAGGAATAGCTCGTCACCGTCAGGACGCCACATCGCTACTACTGCCCCCCGCTTTCCGTGGAACATCACCATGTCGCCTACCTCAATTGGTCGTTTCACGTTCTCCCTCCCGTGGTGCCGCTGTGCGCGGCCTCGCGCTCTTTCAGCTCCTCAAAATGCTGTTCCAAGGCCAACACTGCGGCACAGTTAAGACAAAGCGTTCCTTCCTCAAATTCACCAAAGCCGTCCGATGCCTCTTCTTGCGGAATCTCGCGGCCGCAACGATCACAAAGCGTCGTAACTCTGCTATCCATAGCTTCTTCTTGCTTGTTCATGTCCTCCCCCTCTCCTGTGCGTCAGAACTCCATCTCCTCGACCTCGTGCCCAAGAGTTGCTTCTCCAAGGATAAATCTCCCCAATATGTGAACAAGATCAACCTTGCCCGTTGCGCCAGTGGTGTTCTTTTCCACCCTAGCCTCTATCGTTTCCCTAGTGGCTCCTACCGATCTGTTTTCGACGGCAACCGGTCTGTGCAGGATTACCGCCTGATTCACCTTCTCTTCAAGTTCCCCCGAGTTTCTCACATCGCCCAGGGTTGGCCTTTTGTCAGCAGTCTGCTTGTACCCTCGGCTTACCTGCGATCCAATCACCATAGGAATATCCAGGCTCTCCGCGCACGTCTTTAGCACTTCGACCTGCAAACCTATCAGCATTGCGCTGTTCATGCCCTTGCTCTGTGGCAGGCGTATCTTTTGCAGATAGTCCACCACCGCTAGATCGCACTCGCCCCTGGCACGTAGTCGCGCTATGTCCGCTGCTATCCGCTCCGCCGACCAGCCTGGGCAATGCACGTACACGATCCGCTGTTGCCACGTCCTTATGTCGTCCAGCGCCCGCGCTATCTCTGGCCCCTCATGGCCCCGCCTCAGCTCATTGATCGCAACGCCCGAGAATCTAGCCATGCGCCGGTCTAGCATAGTCTGATGCGAAAGCTCAAGATGATAGAACGCAACCGGATGCCCGCGCTTTGCGTTGAATTCTGCTACCTGCTCGGCGTACATCGTCTTACCCACGCCGCTTCTGGCCACAATCGCGTGCAAGAAGCCCCCTGGCATATCGCCTAGTATCCAGTCCAGCCCTGGGACGCCGGTCTTGATGAGGGTATTTGGGTTTCGCCTCAACGCCTCGCCGCGTTCTTGTTGCGTGACGAGATAGTCCATCAAGGCCTCATCTGTTCCGTACAAATGGGATCCTGGCCCCGACACATCCACAGCGCCGAAGAACGCCTTGGCTGCCGCATCGTACAGCGCCTCTACTGTCCCGTCATGCTCATGGGACATCTGCGCTATCTCGCCCGCAACAGCGATAAGCCGTCGTTGACGCGCCGTCCTAACGATGATCTCGGCGTAGTGCTTTGCATGGATCGTGGTCGGCGTGTCGTCCACCAGCTTCGTGAGTCCAGCCATGCCCCCTAGTACCTCGAGCTGTGAGCCCTTGCCGTTCGTGCGCTGCTCTAGCATATCGCCCACGGTGAGCGAGTCCACGGCCTGGTATCGATCCGCCAGGGCCATCGACGCGTCATACACCCAGCGGTTTGTTTCCCTGTAGAAGTCGCTTCCCTTTAGGCCCACCTCCCGCGCTCGGAGCATCGCGTCTGGATCAATGAGAATCGATCCGATCACGGCGGTCTCGGCGTCTAAGTTATGAGGTGGCTGTAGGTTGTTCATGCTTCTCCGGCACCGGCTCGAAAAGCGGGATTACGAGTTCCGCCGACTCCAGGGCGGCCTGTGCCGCCTCTAGTTTTGCTTGATCTGCCGGCGAGGCGCGGGCCGTTCCACTATCAGGCCAGACGCCGGGCATACACTTTTGATCTACGCAACGCTTGATCGTTGTGTCCAGCCAGCCAGGGGTTGGCCGACTGCTGCGCTTTGCAGCCTCTACAAAGGCGGCGTCTAATAGGGCTATGGGCTCTGCCACTCCATTGAGTAGCCTAAGGGTGTCCAGGTATAGGTCACTCATTGTGCCCGTGGGGTGTACGTCTGCTTTAGGCAATAACTCGCCGAATAGATGGGCCGCTAATCGGTTGGCGACGGGGGGGGGATCTATTTCTGCTTCTACTCTCTTCTTCTCTGTATCTACTCTGACTCTGGTGGCGTTACGCGGCGTTACATTTTTTTGTAACGTCGTTACATCCTCGTTACTCACTCGTTGCTTTTTCTCTCGATGTCGTTTCACCCTCTCTGCAACGGCGTCGCGCTTGGCGCTCGGGGCGCGAGATTGGAGCTTGCCGTAGTTGGTAACGAACAAGATGCCATCGCGCTCATCTACCATACCCCGAGACGCGAATTCTTGGAGCGCCGTCTCAAGCTCTAGTTCGTCGCACCTGATATGCCACGCAACACGGGAGAGCGTATCAAGCTCTCCCGTCTCGTTGTCCTCACCATCCCTGTGATCCAAGTCCCCCGCCAGGGCCAGCAACGCGCTCCAAATGCCGCGCTGCGCCCATGAGAGCGATGCCATGTCGGGATCCCGTAATGTCTTGGTGTAGAACTTGACCCAGGTTTTCATACTGTATTCCTACTAACCCCATAGTGGATCTCCTTGTGGCAATCCACGCACAGCGTAAGGCCATTGCTTACCTTATATCGCGTTGCCGGATTCGTTGCCCAGGGCAGGATATGATGTGCATGAAACTGCCCGGTGGTTGCGCCACAAGATTGGCATGTGTGATTATCGCGCTTGAGCACTGCCTTGCGCCATCGCCTGTAGTCTTGCGTCTTGCGTTCCTCTTGGGTTGTTCTGTTGGGGCAAATGCTATAACTGGGCCGGTCTGCAATCTGATAGCCGCCCTCTACCCTTTCCCAAAGGCCAACATCAAGCAGCTTGGTGACGGCGGGCTCCACATCGTAGACCTCAAACAATGCGCCGATCTGTCTTACCAACTCGGCGTCAACAAATCCATCTGTGAGATTGCGCGCGCAATGCCCAAGTGCGCTAAAGTACGACTCGCGCCCGTCCTTGCTGGCCGCCAATATCTTGCCGTTGGTTGAGAATTGGTCATCGAGCTTAACCCATGCCATATCTTGCTCCTACATGCAAAAACCGGTCACGGCGGGAGGTTGGCATTGCGAAAGGCCAGCCTGTTGACCGTGACCGGTTTGTTGCCATGAAAGTTCTCCCCTCAGACTATTGGCCTTTCGCGCCCCTATTATAGCACGCCTTCTCTATTTCGCCAAGTCGGATATTCGTGCGTCATCCTCTGCATTATCTCGCGCCCGTCTAACCCCGGCAATGGCGGCGATGGCGTCCGGCCCAGCTTGATCGTCTCTGGGTCTATTGCGACAACGCCGAGGTCTGAGGACATATAGAGCCTATCGCCATCCTTATTCAGATGGCCCTCGGTGATGTCCTTGAGGGTAAAGTCGCAATAGGTGTACGTTGCCCCGTCTTTGCCTGTGAACCAGATCACGTCTCCTCCTCTATCTCCTCGCAGTCTCGGCGCTGGATGTGATGAATGGGATAGCCGCCTCGGTCTTTATCCTCTTTGAGAACAAACGAATCCTTGTCGCCCGGGTAGACCTCGAAGCTCTCGCCGACTTTGTCAGCATACCAATAGGTTGGCCTCTTGGCCTTTGTGATGCGGACGGTCGTTGATTTCATGTCATACTCCCTCTATTACATTCAGCCGTGCGAATTCGCGGAAGTGCTCAGTAGCAGCGGCGTTATATGCAAGCGCGGCTTCGATCTCGTCGTCGAAATAGCCAAGATAGAGATATTTGTTATGTGCCCAGACACATGCCTTCCATCTCCCCGCTTGTTTATTCCAGCTTACGCCCTTCCACCGTGATGAGCAGCCCGTCTGCTTCTTTCTATTCATCTGATTCTGGCTTCTCGTACAAAAGCGTAAGTTCTCCCGCTGGTTGTCCAGGCCCCTTCGGTTGCGATGATCTACTAACTGCCCTGGCTGTGCGTTCATAATGATTCTGTGCATGAGAATTAGAGATCGCTTGCTGCCAATATCATACGGAGCCGACCGCGCCGCATACCATAGGCCATGCGACGACAGCGCAAACCATTTGAATCAATTCAGTCCGTCGAACATATCATCATCGACTTGCGTTGCCATGCCTCGCGTTAATCGTATCTCTTTCATCTTGTGCTCCTACAATAGGACGCCCCAGGGCGGAAAGGTTCTTGCCTCTTGTGGAGGAAGCTGTCGCCTTGACCCTGGGGCTGTATCCTCATTATAGAAAAACCTTTCTCGAACGACATTGTGCATCCTCCACGTCCACCATTATAGCATAGAATCGCGAAGTGTGCAAATTGTAAGGTTTCCTTGTACTGTTGGCACACACGGCGTCATAGCCCTAGCCTCGGCTGCAATTGTGCGTGTGCCACTCTTCCCTTACCGATGTCCACGTTGTGCTGGTCTAGCTCGATGCTCACTTGCCCTCCCTCGTCGGCCTTGGCGTTGGCAATGGCGGCGGGCAGAACGCGCCCACAGCATAGATGCCTTCGTCTGTAGATACAATGGCGATACGATCCGCGTCGCCGTCTCGCAGCTCAAAGGGGATGCACAGCCAGAGACAATCACTCCCGTCATAGGTACCCTCTAGCACGTACAGTTTGGCCACAGTATCATTGCCGTTGAGCAGCCGTATGTCTACCGTGCCTGCCCCAAGTCCGTCATAGCTGAGGCACGTTACCGTTAGCGTCTGTAAGCCCGCAACGCAGACACGCGCGTAAATGCCGTGGGACTCTGCAAGCGTGGCCGTAGTGCCCACGGGGGCAAACGTATCGGGGGGCGCAACTTGTCCGGGGCATACGGGCGGTAGTACAACCCACACCGGCCCAGGGTAGGGTATCGGTGTCGCAGTTGGCGCTGGTAGCACTCCTCCCACCATAATCAGCGGTAGGTAGAGGCCCCCCGCCCGCGTCTCTATTTCCACGACGAATAGCCCTATGATGAGTAAGCCACCGATGATCAGCGCAATGAGGATGCCTTCAACGAGACACTCGCCAAGCTCTCTGTCGTGGTCGTTCATGGTATATCCGCCGTGTCCTGCTTGATCTGTTCTAGTAGCTCGATCTGTCGCTCCTGTAGTTTGATCTGCTTTTTGAGAAGCGTTACAATGATGTCCGTTTTCCAGAGAGTAGACAGAGCCTCGCGAATTAGAAGGGTAACAGCGGCTCCTATTACTATCCAGCGCAGCCATTCCCCCAAGCTCAGTGCTGACAAGTTCATGATCTCCCTCCTTCATGTCTTTTTACCAAAACACCGCTTGCAAAGAGGGCGGTATGGCGGTACGGCCTTTGGCATCCAAGCGCCCTGCGATGTGCCCGGCCCAAAAGAGATCCCGCAACGAGTCTTTAACCCCTCCCCTTTGAGGTGGCAAACTTTGCCATGGGCAAGTATCACATACTGATGATCTTTCATCATACCCCTCCTTCATATCTCATTCTGATACGTCGCAGTCTCGCGCTGACTGTACTCTCCCTTTGCGGCGAGGTGTTGCGCTGGGCGATCTCCCAGGTAGACCACCAGCGCCCAAGATTCATCTTGCCGATCGCATACATGGCCATCTCTATGTTGGCCCTGGGATTGGCGCGCAGGTCAGTCGTTGGCATCCCCCTGGCTCGGCACATAAAGTCCCAAGACTCGCGGTGAATCTGGAAAGGCCCAACCGCTCTGCCCTGGTCGCCCACCGCATCCCAGGCAAAGTCACTTTCTAGCCGGCAAATTTCTGTGGCAAGCGCCGGACTCACCCCGTAAAGCGCGGCATACAATGCGATAAGCAAACGGATCGCGGCGATGGTCATCCTAGTACACCGTGCTCAAGCCGTCATGCCCCCCGTTCAATGGATTGGGGCAATCGTCAACGGAAAAGTAGTAGTAAAGCAAGTCCCGCGTGACCTCATACACGGTGACCAAAACGCCATTCCATACTATACCCAGGACGTACTTGCCCTTTCCTGCCGCCTTGTAAACGTAGGTCTTGCCTTCCTTGCAATCGCGCTTGTGGTTCGGCCCGTTCGCCAGAAGATCAAACGGCGCGAGTCCGTGCCGCTCTGCGATATGTGACCACGACACGTACACCGGTGTCTCAAGTCCTGGTATCAGCACAACAGGGCCGGTAGTCGCTGCCGCCTTCAAGCCCGTTGCGATCTCGGCGATCTCCGCATTGGCATAGGCGCACTTATACCACCCCCGCGCCGTGGCCACCTCGTGAGCCGCGATGTACCGCCCGTCGGCTGCTTGGCGCTCTGCAATTACGGCGTCAAGCCTGGCCTGATCGCCTGCTGCCCACGCAACCTTGCCCTCTTCCCAGGCCGCCACCACGTCTACCTCGGCAAGGTCTAGCTCGGCGCGCAACTCGGCGTCGTCCATGTCTGCGGGGGCCTTGGCTGCAAGCTCGCAAAGCGCTAGGTTATGCCGCGCGCTCAATATGCTAACTAGCTCGTTGTAGCTAGCCCACGCCTGCTCGCGCGCAGGGGCGACGTCAATTTCGCGCCCGCCGCGGCCACTTGTTCTCCAGTAGGCATCCTCTGCGTTCGTAACTGCCCCCAGCGCATCATCAATCGCCTTTTCTAGCTCCTCATCTGTCATGTCTGCGGGGGCCTTGACCGCCGCCCTCTCTGCTATCTGCATGGCGGGCATCGTCATCATGGGCAGAAGCACCGCCGCCGCAAAGAGCAGGGCCCCAATGCAAAGTATCCAGCCCATCGATCCGCCGCTAGTCGATCTTGTTGCTGTTATCATCGCTGACTCCCTTCGGTCTGTTGCGCTACTGAGATCGGAACGTCGCATTGCTTGAGCGCAATGCCAAATTGGTCTGAGTATTCAGCTAGCGGTCGCCAGAATGTGAATTCGGCAACCTGTTGTTCAGTAAGTAGCTCCGACTCTGACGCAAGGATGATCCAAAATGGGCCTAGAACCTTTTGCATCTCTAGCTCCGTATGCGGCTCACCATCCTTGCGAAAGCACTTCCCGCTGGCATCACAGAATATCCCTCGCGTGCCCTTCTTGCACCAATCAACCGTCAGGAAATAAGCCTGTTCATCCATCGTCTTGTCCTTCCAGTTGTTCCTTGATGAAGCCCAGCATCTTCTCTACCTCTTCTGCCACTACCCGTAACTGCTCCATGCCTAGCTCGTCTAGGTCGCCAGCGCCTTGTATCGCGCCGACGATACTCTTGAGCGCCTCGCGCGCCTCAAAGAGACACTTGGCCTTGGCCTCTGCTTCCCTGTCATAGTTCGTAACCATCCTGTCACTCATCGTTGCCCTCCTATCCTGTGAATACTTTGCACCAGGCGCACGTCCCACATGCGGAGTAGTGACCGTCTGGCTGCTTGCCCCAATTTGGGCAGCCTGTGTTTGGCATGATCTCTCGGATACCCTTTCGCAACTCTAGCAACAGCCCGTAGCTGTCATCCAGAAATTGGTGCGGCTGGTTCTCTGGATCGGTCAATAGCTGTACGAGCATCAGTAAGCGCGGTTCATCCATCGTTGCCCTCCAATATGTCTTTGATCTTCTCGAGACCAACTTCTGGGTATACACCTGGGGTACTCAGCTCAACGCGTATCGTTATTAGCGCCCTGTCTATGCGGGCCTGCAAGGCGTCACGCTCGGCCTTGATCGCCGCGCGTTCCGCCAACAGTAGCCGATACTCTGTGCCCCATCTGGCCTCGGGGACTAGCGCTTTACGGGCCGCCCTACTGACAGCCCAATATTGCTTCTGGTCCTCGGGGCTTAGGCTGTATGTGATGTCACAGATGGCATCCCAATCCAGGCCCTCTTGTTCTAGCTGTGCGATTGTCCCCATCGTTGTCCTCCTTCATGCTATCGCTACTCTGTCCCGACGCCATGTCCAGTTGCCGTCAACGCACACGCAATTATCCGTGCAGTAGTCGCACACGTTCGGGTCCCGCTCGTGTGACCCGTCCTGCCCAGTCTCGTCTACCAGCACGATCTCACATGCCTGGCAGCGTTTTAGTTCATCTCTGCGTGCTCGCATCTCTGCAAGGCGAACGCGTACTTGGTCGCCAGTCTCAAGATCAGTTACCTCATCGGTATAGATAATGGCGCGCGTGCCGAAATAGTGTGCCGGTATTGCGCCAGCCAAACACCAATAGCGGATTGTGTCCGACACGACGCCGAACCGCTTTGCCAGTTCGCGGAATGATACCGGCTCCTTGGGCAACTCAATAACCTCTATCGCCCCATGCGTGATCCCGTTGGTGGGGTTGCGCGTCGTGCCACCCGCCTCTCTGATCCACCGAGCCGCCGTATCGCCGCGTACACCAAAGGCTGCGGCTACACTTCTTACGGGGCCTCCTTGTTGCTCGTACATCGCCCGAGCTTTTCGTGCCCGCGCCATGTATAATGGCGTTCTAAGCGCCGGGGCTGGCCTGCGTCCACGGTTCATCGTTGGCACTCTGTGCATACAAGCCGCCCGCCCAATAGCACGTGCAACGTCACCTTCTGACAGTGTGAACACCATTGTCTCATGCGTCTCCCTCCACATCATCTGTTATACCGGGCGTCCTTCGCTCATTCCATGCCTCGATAGCGCCCGATTTGCCCAAGTCGTCAGGGCCACGTGCCCCACATCTTGTACACAGAACCCAGTACCAACTCCCCGATTGCACAACATCATCCTCCGTAATGTCAGTATCCCCACAAAACGGACACGGCTTTAGCTTGCTCATGGCCTCTCCTTATTCCATGCCTCAATCGCTTCTTGTTTGTTCCACGCCATAGGGCCATACGCCGCGCAATTCCTGCACCAGACATATCGCTTGCATCCGTCGTGTCTGATGGTCAAGTCTGTGTATCCGCACTGACAAGGCGACGGCCCTTCTCGTTCCTCGTATATCCCCGCGATGCACAGCCCGTGGAGGCGTGTTACTGAGTGGAGCCCGTATGCTTTTGGCTCGCCGACGACTTTGCCTTTCAGGAATTCGACGCGCTTGTCCCATTCGTCTTGTCCCTGATGTTCAACCACCAACGCCTCGGCGTCTGGCTTTCGCGGATCGCCTATATTGCGTACCCATTCCAGCGTCATCGTCTCTCCCTTCTCTTTTGCTACAAAGCCCCCGTGTGGAATCGAACCACAGTCTGCTGATTACAAAACAGCAGCACTACCTCTGTGCTACAGGGGCTCGCTCGCCTGCTCCGTCGCCGTGTGACTTGGGAGGCCGCGCCGTAGCACCTAACCTCAGCCATCACGGGCGACAGAGCAGGGTGGTGCTACTTCCCCTCGATACGATCCAGTCTTTGCCAGATGCTTCTTAGGTCTGAGCTAACCGCGTCGGCCATGCTCTCTACAAGCCATTCCAGCATCTCAAGCAGTAGCTCAGAGATTCCCAGCTTGGCGGCGGCCTCTTTCTTCTCATCTGGCGTCATGCCCTGAATCGGGACGAATACCTCATCATCGGCGTCCCAGTAGCCAAGCTCCATCTCTTGCGTCCGCGTCGTGATCGTGGTCGTAACTCTGGTTTCCATGATAGTCTCCCTTCTTGTTTGTTGGGCCGGGGGCCTGAGACCCCGGCCCAATGAGCCAACCGTATCTGCTATGCCTTCTCGCCGATCGCGTCCAGGATGGCCTCGATGGCCTGCTCCCGGCTCCCCTCAAAGTCCGCCAAGTTCTTGACGCCCAGGAGCTTGTGCGCCTCCTCCTCGGTGAGGCTCATTGATCCCTTGACCTCTGCCCAAAACTGGCGCACCTGGTAGCCCAGCGTGGACCAGTGCTTGCCGTCGATGAGCCAGGGCGGGGGAGCCTCGCCGTCCTGCTCTGCCTCTTGTTCTGGAACGTACTCCCCTCGCTTGTCTCCCTGTCGCGTATCTGCCGGCGGCGCATTGTCGCGCTCTGCTTGGGCCCTTGCCCTACGCGCCGCAAATATCGTGGCCATTGCCTCTTCTCGCGTTCCCTCAAAGTCTGCCAAGTTCTCGATCCCTAGAAGCTCTAGCGCCTCTTCTTCGGCGAGGCCCGCGTTTTTGACCTTGACCCAGAATAGTTCTCGCTCGTCATCCGCCGTTACCACGACCTCTCGTTCCTCATATTCACCATTTATGGTGTTATCGTCCCCTGGGCCAAGCTGGGGCTGGGCGCTCGCAAGTCGTGCCAATACCCACTCCGCCGCCGGCTGTAGCCTTACCATCCATTTCTTGCGATGGATACGCTTGCCCTCATTGTCCGGGTCCGGGGTACTGATCGATTCCTCAACGCGGCGCAGGACAAAGGCGATCCCCTTCAAGTCCTCTATGCGCCGCGCCTCACATGTTGCGAGTAGGCATCGGTGGATGGATAGGATGTCATTGATACTGTGCGTCTCCATTGTGACGCACCCAAGATGCCCCCTGCGGAGCAGGCCGGGCAGTATCACCGCCAAGCGCCCGACCTCTTTACACCCGCCCGGGCATGGGACTGGCTCACGTGAGTACGTCCCGTCATCCTGGAGCCAGATCGTGCACGTCTCTCCGTCGCACCTGTGAACAAGTCCCCCGCCCGACCATTCCTCTTGCCAGGTAGAGAAGCAGGCCTTGACCGTCTTGTATGGCAGATACACATCTAGTTCGTCCGGCTGCGCGCCATAGGCATCCACAAACGCGTGGACGACCTCAAGCCTGTCGCTCGTGAAGCGCCAGTAAGGAAGCTCAGGCCCTGGGCGATTACCCGTCTTTGGCCCCCCCTTGCGGAGCTTTCCAATGCGCGGAAAAGCTGGCGCCTCGTCAACCGTTAATCGTTTGATCGGCATGTTCTCTCTCCCTCTTTGTGTTGCGCTCTAAAACGGCTCTGGTACGCTCGATACCACCAGTAGCTTGCGCTTGAACGGCCCGATGATCTTACCCGTCTCGTCTGCCAGAACCTCGCCGCTCCCATCGCACAGCTCGCACACATACGATGTGTCTACCCAGTCCGACGGGCTCGGCGCGTTGCAAAGATAGCCTTCGCCCTTGCAGTCTGGACATTCCTTGGCTGTGCCTAGATCGATCATCACCGTCATCGTTTCTCTCCCTTCGGCCAGTTGGCCCCGTCTAGTCCCGATAGTAGCACCAACGCCAGCATGAACACGATTAGCAGGCGCATCGCGGCTCCTCCTTCTCCCTGGCGTTCATCTTGGCTATCTCTACACCGAAATGATATTTACACATTCCGTGGCTTGGCTCGCCGTCAAACGTCTCTGTCCATCCGATGGTAGACTGCTCCTCAGTCTTGCCTTCGGCCAAGCACCATGAGCAGAGCAGGCGTGCTCGCTTGTCTGTCATGGCTTGGCCTCCACCTCGACGACTCGCCACTCGTAGCCAGGCTCTAAGGTCTGCCCTGCGGCCTCCAATTCAATGACGCGCTCCGTCAGCTCGGCGTTGGCGCTATTCATCTCCCTGATAATATCTGGGAGAGTCTCAAGGCCCTTTGCCAAACCAGTAATATCCTGCCTTAGCTCGGCGTTGGCGGCCTCTAGTACCTCAGTCTTGCGCAGGGCTATACTAGCCCGTGTATAGGCGCGCCCGATTGCCGCGTATATCTCCTGATGCGGGCTCGGCTCTGCAAATTTCTCTGTCATATCCTCATCTCCTTTCGTTGCGGTGCTGGCCCCGCGAATACGTGTGTCGGCCCGTCCCATACCCGCGCTGGCTCTTTGCCAAACTTGGCCTCAAACGTTGCCCGCGCCGCCTCGTGGTCGGTGCCCTTGTTGAACATGAGCCACCGGCCAAGCGGGGCGCAGTCTGTGACGATCCCTGCGATGTCAATGGCGAAGTGTGTCATGGCTTGTCCTCCACGTAGCGGTAGTTATTGCCCCGCTTGCGAATGACGCTGCCAGCGCGCAACTGGCTCAGGGGGTTCTCGTCATTATCATAGTATGCGCCAAACGTCAGCCAGATATGCTCTGAGGATGCTCGTCTCCATCCGTTGCCGTAATCGATCTCATAATGCCCGCGTTCGGCTGTTGCTATTTGGGTCATGCCGGCCTCGGTGCTCTCATCTCGTAATCCAGTGCGTCCCAGTTCTCGATCTGCCCATCCAAGATGCCGAACGCGATGTCTGCCAGCTCCTCTTGCGGCCAGTCCAGCGCGACGGCGATGGCATCTCGCATCTTATAGCCGGGCTCTATCGTTCCGCGCTCTATGAGCCCAAGAATCTTCTCGCTCGTGCCTGCCTTCTTTGCGGCCTCGGCCTGCGTGAGGCAAAGTACCTCTCTCATTACACGTAGCTGAGTTCCGTAGTCCATGATCTCTCCTTCTGCCGGCTACAAGGCCGCTGGCGAGGCGCTGGATGAGCTTACGCCTCTGGCTCATATTGATGGCTACAACTCGCGCATCGTACCTTGCTACCGTCCTCGCGCCAGACCAGCCAATCATGTCGGCGCTCACCGCACCGAGGGCAGTTGCAAGACTCTGGTACTATGCTTTCTGCCTCAGTTGTCGGGATGTTCTTGCTTGTCTTGTTCATCTGTCTCTCCTTCGTCTTCCGTTTCGCTTCTCATCTCTGCCTACATCATACACTATTTCTGAGAGTCTGTCAAGTTTTTGGCCCTAAAACAGGCATTTATCGTATAAATAGCCTGTTTTTGCGTGCTCTCATAGCCCCTCGTATGCGCCTCATACACAAAAAGAGACGGCCGAGTGTTGTCAGACTCAGCCGCCTCTATCGGCACGATCACGGGAAGGAGAAAGCCGCAACCGTGCCCGGTGTTATCGCGGTGTCAGTGGTTCGACTTTATATGTCACAAAATGCGTTTCGTGACATATAAACACATTTATGTGTCATGGATGAAAGCTAAAGGTTACACCCACCAGGACTTACAAAGCCTCAGTCATTCCAGGTCTCTACGCGGAGAATGCCGACCTCCCGTTGAAAGCTGCCTGCGGCAGATACCGACTCTTCTAAGGAGTGGTGCCCTTCAATTAGCTATATTGTATTGTAGACGTTGCCGTCGGCTCGACCTGGAAATGGCTGCCTTCACCAGTGCCTTACACCCAGAAGCTCTCGGCGTCAACAACGACTGGCGGCTTCTTGCTCAGTTGCTTCACGCCATGGATACCCTCGGCCCCAAGGATCGCTGCTGCTACGACTGCAAACAGCGCCTCGACCCACTCCATGGGTCCCACCGGCATTGGCGCAGAGCCAACCCAAAGCGTGAAGCCATAACCT